AGATGCTGTGGTTCACTATCACATTGATTGGGCCAAAATGAACTGGGGCAATACAGACCTTCAGAATCCCAGCTTCTGGGCACACTTGGGCTTGGATCAAATGGCACATCAGTTGACTTACATTGGCCTTGTGGCTATAATTGCATTATGATTAGAACTATTAGTGGCAGCAGATACATTCAAGTATCAGGTGGTTCGTATACCAATCCATATGTCAGTCCAGGTGCGCAGGGCGCAGGCATGTTGAGATGGAACCCTACCTATAACAATATAGAAGTAAACGATGGTAATTCGTGGCAGCAAATTCACATGGCACATCCTATGATTGCTCTATCGCCAGATGCTGAAGCCCTGTTAAATTGGGCTAACAGCAAACGAGAAGAAGAACTGCGCATTGCGCATCTGGCAGCACAACATCCCACAGTAGCAGATGCTCTAGCAGCAGTGCAACTGGCCAAAGAAAAACTGCAAGTTGTAACTGCACTTTGTGAAACTGATTCAAAATGAGCGCAGACATTGACATTGATGTGCCGGACAGATCAGCTGTGTTGAAACTGATCCAACACATACCAGCCAGGCAAGTGCACCAAGGGCAGGTGCGCCGACACAATTCGGGCATCTATGTCACAGACATTCCACAAGACATTGCTAATGGCCTGATCCAACACATACCAGCCAGGCAAGTGCACCAAGGGCAGGTGCGCCGACACAATTCGGGCATCTATGTCACAGACATTCCACAAGACATTGCTAATGGCTGTGCAGCCATAGATTACGAATCAGCAGAACAACGTGGATATTTTAAAATAGATCTGTTGAACATGACAGTGTACAAATTGGTCCGTGATCCTGCGCATTATCGGCAGATGCTTGACGCTACCCCGCCATGGTCAAGACTGTGGCAAGATCAAGCTTGGGCTTCTCGACTGGTGCACATTGGAAACTACACTGATTTGCTACGCACCATGAAGCCTGATTCAATACCTAGAATGGCTGCGTTTATCAGTATCATACGTCCGGGCAAAGCACACTTGCAAAATCGCTCTTGGGCCGAAGTGTTTGCGTCAGTATGGGATGGTGATGACAGTAGGGGCTATACTTTTAAAAAGTCACATGCAGTAAGTTATGCAGCCTTGGTAGCTCTGCACATGAACTTAATCCATACGTCTAACCAGGGTAATTGATTTGCGTTTGCCTTTTTTGCGGGCTATGTCCTGTAAACTGCAAATTGGGCCATGTAAGATTTCAAGATCTTTGTTGCTGAATGTGCGCAAAGTCCAACGGAATTTGTCCCAATCTGCTCGCAAGAAAATGTTGATGGGTATGCTACGATTGCTTTCCCACCACCAAGTACCAGCCAGTTCTAAAAATTCCAGTTTGTCATCTTGATTAATGATGGCACCAAAATCGTAGATAGTTGTAATTGTTTCGTCGCGATTTTGCACTATTCCCACATACTCTGCGTTGGCGTACACGCAGAGGGTGATAAAGGGATATTTTTCCGCCAGCTTATCGAAGATTGTATTGCCCATAAATACTTGTTGAGGCTCCTATGTATTCAACCACTGCGTACATCACAGGATCAACATTTGTGTTTCGTTTGTTGAATCAAACTGGCGACCGACTGTTGCTAGAAAAAGAAATGACTACATTGAGTGCACCCTTGGGGCGTGTCAAAGTGGTTTTAGACACACAAGATACTATTAATTTTGTGGCACAGCCTGCCAGCTACAGCATACAGCGTACTTCGGGTGATTACGTGCAGGCAGTGTATGTCAACGCAAACTCACAGGCCCGAGCCAACTGTGACATTGCTGACAGCGTGTTTCCTACTTTTGTACCCAGTGCAGAACTGACCATACCCACAATTTATGGCAAAGCACAGCAACTGACACCAGGACCAACCAACTGGCCTGACTGGGCATTGCAGCCGCCGCCAGTCAACACCACACAGCTTACAGAATTTTACAGCAGTTTTATTGAAACCAATGGCACAGCACTGACCACGGTGAAAATGGATCTAGATCACTACACCGGAACAATCAAATTTGAAGCTGCACAAAACTATCAATCTGTTTGGTACAACGCATCATCTTCCTATGATTTCTTTGACGAAACCAGCACTCAATATTTTAATATAGTGGGATATCATCCCTTGCTACGTGCAGCCTTTAACAACAGCCAGGGATTTGGCGCACAGGCCACTGCACAAGTTTCGCCCGAAGGAGTGGTAACTGGGATCAGTTTGACCAATCCAGGTCAGGGCTATGCGGCTGCGCCCAAGATTCAAATACTGGGCAACGGCAGTGGTGCCGAAGCAGTGGCCACCATTGGTGCTGATGGCCAAGTGTCAACCATTGTGTTGACTAATGGTGGTTCGGGATATTTGCCAATTCAATATCAAGGCACACAGCAAGCCACAATCATGATCACCACCGGCTACATTACTAATCTCCAATATCGTTGATTGTTGCTGGCATTTATGCTACAATCAATAGATGCTTGATATCCTTGCTTACCTACCTGCTAAAAGAAAGCCCAGCCCACAGGGCTGGTTGAGTTTCAATGCAGTGTGTTGCACTCACAACGGCAACAGTGCAGACAAACGTGGACGTGGCGGTATCAAGGCAACTGAACAGGGCTGGAGTTATCACTGCTTCAACTGTAGTTACACCGCTAGTTTTGTTCTGGGACGCACAGTTAGTTTCAAAGCCAAAAGATTATTGTCATGGATGGGCGTGCCAGACAATGAAATTGAAATGCTCAATCTTGAAAGTCTGCGCCATCGTAGCATACACGGCATACTGGAAGATCGTCAACACACATTCAACGTATTAAGTAGTATTGAGTTTGAAGAAGCAGATGATTTTCCTCCGTTTTGCGAAGTAGTTACTCCAGAGTTTCCGGCATATTGGGATTACATTCGTCGGCGTGGAGTGCCAGAAGACTTTCCCATAATGACTGCAATCAAGACTGATGGTATTCATTGGGTAAGACCGTTTGTACTAGTTCCGTTCACATATGACAACAAGGTGATTGGTTGGACTGCTAGATTCATGGATGACAAACAGCCCAAGTACATCAATCACTCACAGCCGGGCTATGTGTTTGGCACTGACTTGCAACATGCAGATTGGCAACATGTGCTTGTGATGGAAGGTATCTTTGATGCACTGTCAATTGGCGGGCTTGCTGTGATGCACAATACCATCAGTGATGCACAAGCAAGATTGATTCGCAGTCTTGGACGTGAGGTTACAGTGGTGCCAGACCAAGATGTCGCAGGTATAGAACTGATTGACCGTGCTGTGGAACTGGGGTGGGCAGTGAGCATACCTGATTGGCCCGAAGGTTGCAAAGATGTCAACGACGCTGTGATAAAACTAGGTCGACTAGGAGCCTTGCTAACTATTATGGCCGCGAGAGAAACCAGCCGAATCAAAATAGAGATAAGGAAACGTCAACTTGTCAAAAAAATACAATAGACTTTGGGTGTTTGGCGACAGTTACAGTACACCAGATGTTTGCGTTTCCCCACAAGAAAGTTTTTGGGGGTTAACTGCTTCTACGCTGGGTGTTGATACTGTGATTAATTGTAGCAGACCTAAAATAAGTTTTGATAGTGTGTGTCAAATGTTAATAGGTGAACAACAAAGATACAACTTTGATCAAGACTTTTTTGTCATTGGCCTGCCGCCCTTGGAAAGGATCACTGTATTCGACGATTACAAAGACACGGCACTAGTAAGTTCCGTATTTGATACAAAAACGTGGCAGGCACAGCCCAGTAATGTCGCAAGCCATCATGGATTGGTAAATTTACAGTACAAAGAACTTGATCGATTGTCAGTGTTGATCAGTGATCGTAGTTGGATTGAAACCCAAGTTTTGCGACAGATATTTTTAATAACTCAGTGGTTGGATTCCTGTAACGCTAACTACATTGTTGTAAATCTCAGTAAAAATTTAAATCCAAACAATCACTGGGGACCAAGTCAATACATACTAGATTATTGTGTAGCTCATAACAGGTGTAAATTATTTGATGGCTCTATGTATGACGTTAATTTAAACATTAACCAGCCAGCAGACTATGACAATTTTGGATGGCACGGGCATCACGGACCTGCCGGCAATCGACATTTTTTTGAAACAAGCATAAAGGACAAACTTTGTTAAAAGAATACGGGCTTGACGTACAACGTCTATTTTTAGAAATGATGTTGGAAGATGCACAGAGCTATGTGCGTGTTCAGAACATCTACAACCCGCAGAACTTTGACAAAAGTTTGAGACCTGCGGCTGAGTTCATCAAAGAACATTCAGACAAACACAAGACTCTGCCTGATCGCACACAGATTTCAGCCACAACTGGTATCAAACTACAGGCTGTGCCAGACTTAAACGAAGGACACTTTGACTGGTTCATGGGCGAGTTTGAAGCATTTACTCGACGTCAAGAACTAGAACGTGCTATTTTGAAAGCCGCAGACTTGTTGGAAAAAGGCGAATATGATCCAGTTGAAAAACTCATCAAAGATGCAGTACAGATATCACTCACTAAGGACATGGGCACAGACTACTTTGCTGATCCTAAGAGTCGCATTGAAAAATACTTCAACTCAGGCGGACAAGTAAGCACAGGCTGGCCACAGTTGGACAGATTGCTGTATGGCGGTTTCAGTCGTGGTGAACTTAACATCTTTGCGGGTGGATCAGGCTCGGGCAAGAGCTTGGTAATGATGAACATTGCACTAAACTGGCTACAGCAAGGGCTCAGTGGCGTGTATATCACACTAGAACTGAGTGAAGAACTTACATCATTGCGTACTGATGCTATGTTGACCAATATGTCAACAAAAGATATCCGCAAGGACATAGACACTACAGAGCTCAAGGTCAAGCTGGTGTCCAAGAAGTCCGGCAACTATCAAGTGAAAGGGCCTGCACAATCAAACATCAATGACATCCGTGCTTATTTGAAAGAGTATCAAATTCAAACAGGCAAGCGAGTTGACTTTGTGATGATTGACTACTTGGACTTGCTGATGCCTGTTAGTGCCAAGGTGTCACCCAATGACTTGTTTGTGAAAGACAAGTATGTGAGTGAAGAACTACGCAACTTGGCCAAAGAGCTAGGAATCCTAATGGTAACTGCAAGTCAGTTAAACAGATCCGCTGTGGAAGAAATTGAATTTGATCATTCACACATCTCGGGTGGTATTTCCAAGATCAACACAGCAGATAACGTGTTTGGCATTTTCACAAGCCGAGCAATGAAGGAACGTGGCAAGTACCAAATTCAATGCATGAAGTCACGAAGCTCGACCGGCGTTGGTCAAAAAATCGATTTGGAGTACAACATTGAAACTATGCGCATTACTGATGAAGGCGGGGACGAGGGAACAGGGTACAACCGACCACAAAGTTCCATTATGGATTCAATCAAGGCACGAAGCCAAGTCAAGGCTGCTGACACCCCAGAAGAAAACTCACCACCAAAATGGGAACGTGCAACAGGAACCCCTGCATGGGAGCAGGGGCCTAAAGTAACAGCAGATGTTCAAAGCTCAAAACTAAAACAACTGCTGGGGCAGATCAAATCAAATTAAGCCACAGCACCTTTGACCACAGCATAGCGTATGACCAAGGCTTCGGAAAGGCCCCCGGCGGTGTTGTTTCTAACATATATTGTAGCACTACCTGCTGCACAAGCGGCATTGAGAGTGTATGCGCCCAGTGTACCACCACTCTGATGTTGCAACACCAGTAAATCGTTTGCACCAATGGTGCTGTTGGTCAACACAAAACTCACTATGGTAGCTGCGGCCAACAGGCTGTTTTGCATGGTAATCTCACCAGTCTGTTTGTTGAGTGTGACACCACCACTCTTGTTGCCTGACTGTGAGACTGTACCGCCTGCGCCTGCGGTGTATCCTACCCCACCAGTGCCGCCTGTGACCAGGATATTGCCTGCTGTGGTCAAAACGTTGGCAGGGAATGTTGTGACGTTGGCAGTGACGTTGGCCGATAGTGTTTTGGTCACCGCACCAATGGGACTGGTATAAAACTTTAACGAACTACCCGCGTTGGCAGTAGTATAGTTCTCTAACGCCACAAAGTCAATGCCTAGGGTTCCAATATTACCTGCGGCCAACACATAGCCATTGGCATTGCCAAATCCCGAACCAGTTATGCGTGCTAAAATATCACCAGACTGCACCGCTGTGGGCGCAGCCGCTGTGCCACGAGCCAGTCGCATTACCATTGATGATTGTATGGCAGCACCTGTACCAAATGTGTCAAAGGTTGTTCGAGTTGCTACACCATCGTTACCAGTGATGTGAAGCATACTGCCTGCATTGTACACCGGCTGATATGCGCCGTTGGCACTGCCCACAATGTTTAGTGCACCGCCTGTGTTGCCCGCCACAACAGGAGCATAGATTGATACAAAGCCGTTGTCCAGCGCCTGGAATGCCACAGCGTTAGCGGTGGTATATGTGCTAAAGTTTCCGCCCACGTTCAAGTTGGCACCAATGCCTGCGCCACCTGCAACTATTAGCGCACCGGTTGTGGTTGAAGTTGATGGCGTGGTATTGGCAATCTGCACTGTGCTGAAAAATTCTTCCCTGGGTCTGTCAAAGTCAGTGATTTGGATACTAGTACCACCGTCCACTGTGCTAAAACTGTATCTAAAATTGCCAGTTTGGTAGAATGTGATTGTTCTGGTACCACTGTCATATCCTGCCAGGCCCAGCAATCCATTCACAACAGATGCAGGCAAAGTCACAGTGTACGCAGTGTTGGTTATGACCATTTCAATGTTGACCACACCATAAGATCCCGAAGTGGGCCAGTTGGTAAATCCCAGGCTTACATTGCCTGAGGGAGCTACAGTTTGCCAAGCTGCCGCAGCATAATCTATAGTAATAGTACCTGAGGTAGCAGCCAATTGCAGGGCAGTAAAACTCACGTCGTTCATTTTGACCGCATAAATTAAGCCATCATTCATGTTGTTGTCAAGCGTGGTGCCTGTGAGTGCGGCTTTGAACACTCCTTTGCTTTGCAGTTCAGTGATTTCATCAGACGCATATTGAAAATTTGTTGATGTGTTG